GTAAAAACCATTCACTTGTTGTTTTCTTAAATCATTCTCTTTGGTTTTAACCACATGAATCACGGCCGTTGCATCTTCTAAAGAAGTTGCAGAATAAGGTACAACCAAATCTTCCGCAGGTACAAATTTAGAAACTGCTCTGCCTAAAAGATCATCATAATAAATTTTCTTAAAGGCAGATCCAGCAAGAGGGAGGTAAAATAACAATTGATCGAATTCAGGTTCGTATTCCTTCATCTGATCCATCAACTGCCAATTCATAAAATCTTTTACTCTAGTTGCTTGCATTTCTTTTTCAGGAGAGGGTGCACCCATAATCTGAGTTCTAATAGGTCCATCTGCTGGTAATAATTCTTTATAAGCTAATGCTTGAAACTGTGTAACTGCTTCAGCTAATACCGGGTGAGTTGCACCTGCAGCTCCATTAAAAGGTTCTGTTCGATCTTCATATTTAAATCCTAAAAGATCTAATCCAGTTATGTAAGCGTGTTCCCATTCTTTACGAGACTCTTTGTAGTCCATGTAGTTTTGATTTAATTCTGAACCTAGAGGACCTAATATTTCCTCTGGTAATAACTCAGCTAAATTGTCAAAGTGGTTTTCACTTTGTGCTTGGTTAAATGCTCCAGGTTCAAAATCAATCTCTACACCGCCATCTTCTGTCGGGGTAATTTCTGTGTCACCAGCTTCTGGTATCGATTCTGTAATTTCTTCTTGGACCTCAACTTGTTCCTCGGGCCCTGCTATTTCAACCTTTTTTCTTATTTCGGTTAATGCTTTGTCTATTTCTGCCATTTATATTCTCCAATTTATCTTGTATAGTTGGTTTTGTTTGATTAATCAAGGGCTCAGGTCCTCGGACCGGTGGTATTTGATCCCATTTTACGTAGGGCATATTCTTAGTAAGAGTTGGATTTTTTTTCATTACCAATAAAATTTCTTTTTTCGTTTGGGCTTTTCTTCTTCTTTGTAATCTTCAGGGTGATCTATAAATCCGCCTTGTCTGTATCTTAACAGAGCTTGAGTCGTGGAGTCAACTAAATCATCATGATCTCCATAAGGAAACGATGCACATTCTTCAACAACTTCTTGAGCAAATTCCTGATCTAAAGGAGCCCAAATTTGTCCCGCTTCAAAAAGTGGAGAGACTGCATTTACTCTTGCAATTTTATCTTGACCTTTACTAGGTGTAAAATTCATTGCAGGAATTCCCATGGCTCTTAACTCATACATCAAAGGAAGTCCAGATGCCTTTGCTTCAATAATAACTGTTTCAGGATTCCAATATCTATATTGCTCGAGTGCTACACGACGAAGCTCTGGAAACTCTAAACGTTCTTTAAAAGCATCGAGTAATATTAATTGACGAGGTGAATCTTCATTAGGACGAAAGACTCCCCAGGTAGTAATTGCACTGTAGTCAGCAGTTTCTTTTTTTAAATATGCGGTATCATAACTTTGAATGGTATGTTCAATACGAGGCATATCTTTGTGTTCCCAATTTTTCCACCACTCCCTTTTAATAAGAGCTCCTTCTTCTGAAGTTGGGTTCTGCATGTATTGCGCGTTCCATTTTGCAAGACCCGCTGATGCTTTAACAGAATTTAAATCTTCAATTTTCCAATACTCAGGCCAGACTGGTTTACCTGTAGGTAAGATCGCAGGAAACTCTACGACTTCCCATTGATCCGCGTTCTCGTTGCTTTGTGCATTAATCAATCTTTGTGTTAAATCTTTTGTTGACCATCGTGTCATAACTAAAACAATACGACCTCCTGGTTGAAGCCTTTGCCGTGGTCCACTAGTATACCACTCATATGCATTATCAAATGCATTAGGTGAGTTTACATCTTGCTCTGAATGGGGATCATCAATGATGAGTAGATCAGCACCTCTACCGGTTACCGCACCTTGGACACCGACTGCAAAGTATTCACCACCATCAGATGTATTCCAACGTCCTGCAGCTTTACTATCTTCCTGAAGTCTTGTTTTAAAAATTTGTTGATACTCTTCTGAGTCAATTAAATGTTTTGCTTTACGACCAAAGTTTACTGCAAGCTCCGCTGTGTGAGTTGCTTGAATAATTTTTAATTTAGGGTTCTGTCCAATCATCCATGCAGGAAGTAAGTTAGAAGCAAATTCAGATTTAGTATGCCTAGGTGGCATGTTTATAATTAGACGGGTCAATTCTCCAGTTGCCAATCTATTAAATTTGTCTGCTATGGTTTGATGATGGGACCCCTCTATAAAATCTGGCCACATCTTTTTTACAAAAGATAAGAAATTAGTTTTAACTTGCTTAAGTTCTTTTCTTTGATGTCGTTGTATAATCTGTATCTTGAGCTTTCTTCGCTCAATAGGATCTTCTATTTTATTAATATCTTCAACAGTTAGCATACATTTAAATATGGGTGGTAAAGTATTATACATGATTAACAATGCAAATCAAACTATATAGGGTAGGTCTGGGACCCCTATAATTTTAGGGGGTATTCGCGTAAACATAAAAAGTTCGAATTTGGATATAGTTCCTTTAGGGTCCCCTTTAAAGCGCGCGCAGCGCGTTCGGGTGGGTCCCGCCCACATGCTCTTCTCTAAATGAGCTATGCAGTTTCTGCATAGGATAATGTAGGATAGGCCATGCAAAAACTGCATGGCCATTCTTCCTTAACGAAGTCTATTTATTCTCCTTTTCATAAAATTTATTGAAAGCATTTTCAGCAACTTTTGGAAAAATTTCTTCTGCTAGTTTTTTTCCAAAGTTCATTTCTTCAACACTGCCGTGATCAATTAAGAATGCCCAGATTTCATTTACTGGGCCACTCCATCTTTGTTTAAACTCTTTTAGTGTAAATTCTTTTTCACCAAAGTATGAGTCTAATTTTATTGTTTTTTCTTTCATTATTCCTCCTCTCTTAAAACTTTATGAACAATATCAAACATCATACCTTTTGCATGACGCGATGTGAACTTCCAACGAGTTTCGTTGCTAGCCCATCTGCCCTGGATATTTAAACCCATGTGCCTTGAGAAAATCTCTCTCCATTCCTTTGGAGTTTTATTCTCCCTTTCAGCACTTACTGGATAGAATTTATCCAAGATTAATTTTCGGATAACAACCTCATCAATTGTTTTTTCAGAAATTTCTGAAATTCCGATTGTCATTAAAAAGTGACCAATCTCGTCAGCCTCTTTTCTGATCGTCGGATCAATAGACTTAGTGTTAGCGTTCCACGCTTTGTGGTTAGTGTAGTGTACTTCTAGCGGCATTGTATTCCTTTCGTTAAGTTAAGATCCAGGGGTATGATTTGGGTAACCCCTGGATCTAATTATTTATTTCACCAAATTAGAATAAATAACATAAAATCCATTATGCACAGCTATCCTATAATGTCCACTATTAATTTGGCACTTTAGTGCCTGTGGATAACTTTGGCACAAGATGTAGTGTTGCCTTTTTTCTTTTTTTAGGGTGGGCCCCGCCCACATGCTCTTATCTATTTTTTCTAGTGTGGCGCGAGTGTGTTAATCTCGCGCCACGTTTGATTATTTATTTATCAAATTTAAACTCCATTTGTTTTTGCTTAACTATTTTATCAACTCGGTCAAAGGCTCGCTGTAATCTAATTTGTCTATTTTGCTCATCAACAAATTTATTAGTTTCACGCATTGACCACAGGCCAAAACCAACGATTGCAAGCAACCCAATTATAAAAAATAATTCCATAATTATTTTACCGCGATCTGTAACAGCTGATCTGGAATAGCAAGTTTAATATCCGCGCTTGCCATTTCTTTTTGCAACGTCTTAACAGTTGAATTGATATCACCGCCCGTGTGGACAATAACTTTACAATTATCTCTTTTTTCTTTTAGAGCATGATAAAGTTTATGTCCTTTTTTGACATGCTCTTTAGCTTCTTGATAACAAACCTCATCAAGTTTATTCGTAAAGTATTCAACACCGTCTTCTTTCATATTGAAAGAAGAAAAACCAGTATCCCACTTACGAGCCTTGGACAATCTATCAAGTCTATTAGCTATTTGATTAGCCATTTGATTAACTTTATCTAATAGCTTCTCTTCAACAACTCTTTTAGTTCTAATGAATTCAAGATAATCACTATTAACTTTAGAAAGTTGCTTTAGTTCTTTATCAACTCCGCACTCTTTCGCAAAAGTTGTTTTCTTTTTTTCAGCAAGTTTATCAGCTTCAAAATGTATTTCTGAATTGACTTGTTCTTGCTTATCATAAAACTTGTCTTTAATTAACTCTTTAAAGAATTCAAGTTCGTTGCTTCTTATTGGTTTCATAACTGTATTCCTTTCATTTGTTAGTTATAAATATTCTTATAGGTTATTGTAGGATTGTTGTCAACACATGTGTTGATGAAAAATTTATTTTTTTTATATGGGTGGGACCCGCCCACATGCTCTTCTCTACATCTTGTGTCTAAGTTATCCACAGGCACTAAAACCTTAAATTAATTTATTTAATGTATTGACTATCCTATAATAACCTATATAGTGGGTTTATGAGTACAAAAAAGCAAAAAGCATACATTTTAGAGGTGATCTTCAAATCTGAAGAAGACCTTAAAAATTATGTAGAGAAGCATTTTGGATCAGAAAAAATTGCCCGAACTAAAGACGGCTTTGATCAAATGCACCTGCGTAGTTATACTAAAAAAGTGTATGGGCTCAAGCCAAAAAGCGATCCAGATACTATGGCTCACTATTGGGTAGCGGTCGGCAACGATCACGAAACAGTAGATGAAATTATAGATAGATGGAAAGCTGAAGCGCAAGCTTCATAAACAGAGTTAGGGGCGAGCAATCGCCCCTGCTGATCCGCGAACCCTTGGATACCAAAGTAACGAAGAGGGTTCACGGATCGGCATAACGATCGAGCAATGCGCTCGGACATGGAGTGGGGTTGAACACCTTTGATAAAGCCTGGGAATCGGTGGCACCAGGACAACACCCACTAAGTCTTCCGATCATTTGTGAGTGTAAGGTTTAACTCTCCCCAAGTCCTACAGGGTTGTGTAGGACATTTTTTTAAGTTTTTATTTTTTAGGGTGGGTCCCGCCCACAAGCACTAACCACAGGCTACAAGCTCAGAGGGTGGGTCCCGCCCACAAGCTCTCCTCTGCGGCCGAATAGTATACAGGATATTAT